TTAGCACCAGTTGATTCTGTCCTTACATCATCTACGTAAACTGTTCTTACCCAGTTATCTGCGGCTGGATCTAAAATAATACCTCCAGCATATTCTATAACATTAAAAGGATTCACATTTTCTACATTTGATGCCTGTGGTTGTTCTATCCAACCAACTTCTTCATATTTTAGAGTTATTAGATCTCCAGTTTTTCTTGTATTAGAATCTAATAGTTTTAAGTTTGTTGTATAATCTGCTTTAGTTCTATCTATTGAAGGATCTAGAGCAAGTTCAGAACTAATAGACAAGAAATCAACAGGAGAAATCATTTCTCCTTTAATAGTATCAACATCACATTTGACGTCATTATTTACGATGTCAATTAAATCACTATTTTTAAAGTTATCAGCAATAAATCCTGTTTTAAATCTACTGAGACCATCAGCATCTTGAATCTGAAGAGATTTAGTATCCAACTCTAAAAGATTTAAACTAGTAGTTATTTCTAAATTTTTAATTCTACTTTCTAGAGAAGCAATATCTCTCATCGTAAATCTTCTATTGTCAAATAATCTATACCTAACTCCAACTGTAGGATCATAAAGATATGGTGGAAGATAAATCTCAGCAATATCCATAGCATCATCAATATCAGTTGGTGGAACTGGAGAATCTGAAGATGTCCCCAATATTACAGAGACTTCCCCAAGTTTGTTTATAGTTACCTTATCCGTTCTTGGTAGATAATAACTATACCCAACTATTGAACTTTCGTTTGGTTTTAAAGTAAAGTTTGTAATAGTTTCAAAAGATCTACTTGAGAATGAAAAAGGAGATGATGATGATGAAGTAAATGGTTTAACTCTTGGTCTGAAATCAAGAGTATCAGTTGCTCTAATTTTATTTGATATAATCGGAATATCTTTAGTATATCTATCTTTTGTATAAGAATTAACTGTAAATATATCTCCACTATTTCCACTTTGAACTTTGTAGTAATCGAAAATGATTAATAGTTTTTTAGATGGAATTGCTCCTCCAGAAGATCTAACTATTTTGGAGTAATCATAATATTGATCCTTTTGCCCCTTATCTAAAACAAAATTATCTGTCAAATTTGTATAAGAACCTTTTGTAATCAATTGTATATTGGATTGTATATTGGATTCTTTAAATGTTACTGTTTCTCCAACTTCAAAAGTTTTTGTATTTAAATACACAAATTCAATCTCGGTTGGAGATTTTCTATTAACAACTTGTCCAATTGATCTACTTTTTGATCCAACAATTTTTTCCCCAACAATTGAGTTAGTATCCAGATTTAATCCAGAAACAAAAGTAAGTTTTTCCAAAGTTGGAACATTAGTATCGGTTGATTGATAAATGGCAATAACTTTTGCCACATCTGGCAAATTTAAAGATATATCTTTATCCTCAACTCTTAATCCATAATACTTACTTGTACTTAATCCACTAATATCGGTCGATATTCCAGAAGTTTTATCAACTATTAATTGTTGACTTCTAATATAATCTTTTCCTTTTGAAGAAATTATATTTTTTTTCAATGTTGCATTTACAACAACATTGGAAGAACTTGCAGTTAATCCAGAAAATGTTACAGATTGTCCATTTGACCCTAGAGAAAACTGTCCATCTGACAATGGAGCAATAGTTCCATCTTGATAATAAATTGAATATTTTGAGGATGAGTAAGTATCAAAAAATGCACTCGTAATTCCAACAATATCGGATAAATTAATAGTTAGATTTCCACTTCCATTTACTGATTTTTGAATGGCTTGAGAAGTTACTAATAAGTTGGATTTGTCTAGATAAACTGAAGATATATTTCGTTTTGGTAAAGGTGAATATAAAGATGCTTTATCAACATCTTTTAGTTGAGGAATCCCAATAGAAAAGGTTGTTGTTTCTGTTGCTGAAGATGGAAGAGAACCATCACATATGCCAGAAACTGTGAAATCTGCCAAAACTTTCATTGACAATCCATCAGCAGAAATTTCTGAAATTCTATTAAATGTTTCAGTTGTTGCTCCAGATTTTTGATATCTAAGAATAGATCCTACTTTAATATTCAAAAAGTTTTTTGATCCCGTAACTACTCCACTGGTCGTTATATTAATTTTATCAGTTACATTAAATGTACTTGGAAGAGTTCTATAAAGAACTGTATCTGCAATAAAATCACTAAGGATATTAGCATTTATAGAAGTTGTGTCTTGATAAACAGATTTGATATCTGAAGTTGTATATGCAGTTATTGCTTGAATATTTCTAGTATTTTGGGTACTTTCATTAATTAATATTTGCTCACCAACTATAAAGTTTCCAGAAGTTTGTGTAAGTGTTAATGTGGCAGATGCAGTTCCAACAACATATCCAGAAGCTCCGCTGCTCAACCCCCTAATATAAGATGTGTTTGGACAAGAGTTTGCATCTAAAGCAACTGGTAAAGTTAAAGTTGTATAAGTTTGAACATCAAAAAGATACAAGTTAAAAGATGTAGATGCATTTAAATATGGTGCATCAGAAACTGAAAATGAATATACACGAGCTTCACCGATTTGAGTTCCTGTTCCAGCATTAGTTACTGAAGGATCTCTTCTTCTATTAAAAAGTTTAACGGTGTTTGTTTCTGATAATCCAATATATGGAGACCCAAGAACATTATTAACTTTTAATAGATTTCCCATTTCAAATGGAATTAAAGAATCATTTACAGTTTTAGTGTCTCTTGGTTTTGGAACATCTAAAATCCTAGATCCATCTAAACTTACATCAAATCCTTTAATATAAGCTTTTCCTGGAGATATTCTAATGCACATCAAATCGTCAGATGGAATATTTCTCTGTTCAGTCTTCTGAGTTTCTGTATAAATTCCATTAGAAGATATCTCATCATTCAGTGAGTTTAAAGCATCAACTGTGAATGAATCAATTGCATAGTTTCCAGATTCTTCAAAGGTTCTTTTTGCAAGGTATTTTTGAATTTCCGAATATGTTGATGAATTTTGTAGTTTTTTAATCTCTCCTTTATCAATCCTCAATAACTCAACAAAATTAATATCTTCAAAATCATCTAATTGTTTTTTATAAAGTTGAACAGAAATTTTTAATCTGTCGGCACCTGGTGCAGAGTAGTTTGAAAATCCTCTGGCATTATCATTTAATTTAGAATTATCATTAGCAGTAACTATTTCTTCCAAAATATTCAGACCAACTCTATAAGATGGTGTTGCAGAATATGGATCTAAAACAATCAATGTTTTGGGTACATCGATAAAAGTTCCCCTAATAAAATATACACCTTTATCTAATCCAACTGCACTTCCGACAGCAGAAGCATTGTTAGACAAAGATGTTAAAACAGTGTCTCCAGTATTAAAAGTTGTATTTCCATAGGTAAAATTTTCTTGAACTATTAAAATCTCATCATCAGAAAACTGTGATATTTGGAAATCATCACCAGAATCTAAATATTTTAAATAAACAGTTATATCTTGAACTCCATCATTTGGTGGTAAACTATAGTTTTTAATAGTTGCTACGGCACCAGAGGTTTGCCCTTTAACTTTTTTTCCAATCAAATATTCAAGATAAACTGTAACATCAATTCCCAAATGTGTAGGATTAACTTTTAACGAATAATATCTATTATCATAACTTATGGATCCTGGAATAACCATCGATCCTTCTTTGAAAATATGACTTCCGAAGGATTCAATTTGATTTTGAAGGATTGATTGAAGATTAGTTAGTTCTCTTGACTGAACTGGATAACCTGGTTTAAATAAAACCTTATAAAAATTATCTTCTTTATCAAAATCGTCAAAATATGGATTGATATTTAAATTAGTTTTTTGAGGCATTTTTAGAATTCCAGAATAATTTTAATATCTTCTTTTTGGCGAGAGTTTCTATTAATCAAAGGACGATTATCAATATAAACTATTTCTCCCGATCCTTTATTTATTTCGGAATTTGCTACCCCATTTGTAAAATTAATACCAAGATTGATTAATTTGGTTCCATTAGGATTTGTTGTAATCCCACTAAATCCAGTATCGATAGCAGCAGTAAATCCTGATGTCTCACCTTTGATTAAAGATGTTGATGATTGAAAATCATATATTCTTCCATTAGTGGATATTCCAATATAATCAGTTTCGTCTAAAGTAGTTTGATTGACAAATAAAGATCTATCTCTGAAATATTTTAAAACTTTTGTTTCACTGTCATACGATGCAACATATCCAATAGCACGGCCAGTAGATAAAGTTTGAAATATTTTTTCTCCGATAATTGGTGAAGAAGAAACTGAAGAAAGTTTTAACGAGTATAGAGAAGAAAAAGTAGAATCATAATATGTTTGTGTTGATCCAATAGAAGTTGGATTTTTTAAAATTCCAACCTGAGCAAACTTAGTATCAATTGGAAAATCTTTTGTTGAATCATCAAAACGAGCATACATCAGAACTCTATCAGTTCCCAACTCTTTATAAATGTCAAAACCATGACCCTTAGATGGTGGGATAATAGGAACTAATTTTGCATAATTTCCAGCAGATGCTGAGTTTATTGCCCCCAAATCAACCATACCATAACTATATCCTTTTCCACCAGATGAAACAATCGCATTTGTTATTTTTCCGTTAATGACATCTACTCTAACTTTTCCCCCAGATCCATCTCCAATAATGTCAAACTCTTGGCCCAATCCATTTGAGTAGTTTGCTCCAGTTTTTTCAATATATACCTTTTTAATCTGATTCTCATTTGCAGAAGAATCTGCATTTTCTCTGATTGCTTTAATTTGAGAATCTGAACTATTTTGCCAGTCATTGGGGACAGTAATGTATTCGGTTGAATCAAACTTAACTATATCACTTGGTGAAGTGCTAAAAAGATATTTCCACACATATCCATCACCACTATTTCCAGCTTTTGATGGTTCTAAATCTGTAAATGTCGGTTCATCTTGGGAAATATTACCCACAGTACTAATCCCAGAAGAACCATTATCGATACAAATATAAACTCTATAATCAGAGTTCATAACATAATAGTTTGCATCGTATAATCTTGCAGATTTTGTTAAAGGGGAAGGATTTAAAATGCTATAATCATGACGATACATTTCATATCTATTGCCAGAAACCCATTCAATTTTTCTTATAACTCTTTTTACATTTGCGTTAGTAACCTTTTTACCAAACATCATCACATCACCCGCATGTGAGTTATAGGAAAAATTATCAATTGGTGCTGGTGAATTTGTATTCCAATTTTCAGATCTACCAAATCCTACTATTGTTGGGTTTGGGAGACTTATAAACACATAATATGAGTTGGCATCATTATTAACAGATTCTACAAAGTTATTTGCGTTTAATATTCTAAACTGATCAGTAACAATTGCTGACATCTTAAATCTTTTTTTTTATATTTATATCAAGTCAGTTGAAGACGATTTTAATATTGCACCAGTGCTTCTTAATCCATATTTCCTTCTCTGAATTGTTGGGAATGTTGACAAACCAGAATCTACAACCAATCCAGTGACCCCAATAGAAATTGGATTTGCTGAACGAGTAAAAGAATATAAACGACCCCAAGATATTCTTCCCAAAGGTGAAGATAGTGATCCATATGTTGTAATTCCAGAAATATTTGTAGATGTGGCAACATTACAAATTATTTCTGCGTTTGATGCCAAAGAACTTATACTATTAACGTAGTAAATATTGTCTAAGAATGAAGTTCCTATGCCAACTATAGAAGAATTGGAAAAAGATACTGAAGTAACTCCAGTCCCAACTCTGGTATCAACTATACAAACTGGATAACCCGATAAAAGATCATTTGCAGTGGCAGAATTTGCTCTAAAGAAAAACTTAAGTGCTAAAGGATGACCGCCAACTCCTGTTGCTGTTGTTATTCCAGTAATAATTCCAGAAAATCCTTGGGTATATGTTATATTTTGAATAACTTCATGCTTATAAGATGGAATTTCAATAAGAATTTGTGGAGGAGTTGTATACCCTAAACCTGGATTGATAATATTTACAGAAGAAATAGATCCATATGATATATTTGCCGAAATAGTGGCAGTCGTTCCTATTCCTATTCCAATTTGTTTTGGTTTTGAAACGCTTAGATTAATCGAAGAACCAGTATATCCATATCCAGGATTATTAATACTAACATTTGATATTGTTCCTGAAGGAGAAACAGTTGCTGTTAATGCAGCTGCTATTGGGTCTGATCCAGCAACAACTAAAGCATCCACACTATCAATCGTTTTACCATAACTATTTTCTTCATAGTTAAAAAACTCAGCATTATCAACAAATATTTGAGTGGAAGAAGAAGTTATATCACCAATTACTTTTGCGGTTGGATATATTAAAGATTCTATTGAATCTCTGTCTTTATAAACATAATCTCCATTGATAATCGTATCAACTTTTTGTTTCTCAAATTTAATTGGTCGATAATAAGTTTCATCTATTCCCTGACCAACATAAATGTCAGTTTGTACCAAATCTGATCCTGTAATCTCAATAATCTTTCTTTGCGATTCTTGTGAAACCGATTGGGAATAATTTGGATTTTTTTCTATGAGAATAGAATCTCCAATTTCAACAATTTGACTTACTGAGACATCTTCAACATCTGTTGATCTACTACCCAAGTAAAAGAAAATATCAATTTTATCGTTTGCTTTTGGTGGTTCTGTGAATATAAATGAGGTTCCACCATCAAACTGATAAGAAATTCCTGGTGTTTGAAGAACACCGTTAACAAAGATAACTAAAACTGCATTTAAATCTATCGTTGATGAAATAGAATCAGTTGGATCAATCTCAAAACTTAACAAGTTTCCATTATAGTATAATGGGAATCTTTTTCTTAATCCATCTTGCAAAAACTTAACAGTATCAATATAATCAAGTTCGCCAAATTGCCATGCTGAGAAGTAATCATTGAAAGTTTCAACAACTTCTAAAGTAAAATCCGAAAGAGGTGCGGATAATCCTTTTGCAGCAACTAATCCAACAGCTTTAAACTTATCCCCAACGTTGAATCCATAACCAGGTCTAGAAATTTTAAAGGATGAAACTTGGAAAAAAGTTGAACCTATACCAGTTGTATTCGATGCTCCAACATCAACAGTTAATAATAGATTTACACCAGTATCAGTTGTTTGCCCCAATCCTAGTCTAGAAACTCCCACAACTGGTAGGTTCTCATATGATGGTTGTGGAATTTGGATAGATGGTTTTGTATATCCAGTACCCCCATAAGAAACATTAAATGATAATGTTCCTCCAGCACCAACATTGGCAGTAATAATTGCAGAAGATCCAGCAAATCCAATATATTGTGTTATTCCAATCGAGACAGGACCTCTATAACCAGATCCAAGAATATCAGTTGATCCAAAACCAACTGAAACAATACTCCCGTTAGTGGGGTTTATAACTGCAGTAACTGAAGCCCCAACTAGAGGTGCATATCCCAATCCAGGAGTTGATCCTAAAGATACGATTAGACCTCCTCTTGGTAGTTGATTTTGATTTATATCAAATGGAGATACAACATAATCTCCATTTGCTGAAGTAATACCACTAAAGACTACACTAGAAATACCAGCATTCTGAATTAAACTATAGTTATTTCCAGAGTTGTTTAAAGTCGTTGGTGTTTGGAATACTCCATTAATGAATAAAATGCCATTTCCAATAGTAATACCTGTTGTGTTTATTCCTTGAGAAGTCAATGTATATGTTTTTCCTATGCCAGTAAAACGATCTGATATATCATCAAAAAGAATATTAGAAGAATAATCTTGCCTCAAGAATGTTCTTCCTCCAAATTCAGCTTTTACATAAGGAAGATTACTATTGTCTCTTATAGAACGAGTGTTTCCTTTTGGTGGATCTAAGAAATAAACTTTACTTCCAACTATATTAAAAGATCCTCTGTATATTCTAGCAATAGATCCGCTATTATGAGATGTTGCTGCAGAACCGATAGAACCTCTAATAACCTTGACAAGATTAAATGAACCAGAGCCTGTTATTGGTCCAGATGAAGTTGACCCAACTCCAACAGCAGTTATTTTCATATATTCATCATCAATCTTCAAAACATCTCTAGGTTGAACTGTACCTATTCCACTCAAACTAATAATAGATGATGCAGCCCCAACAGATTTTTGTAGATTATGTGCAATTGAAGTATAAGTTACTGGTTGTTGAACAATACCATCTAAAGAAATAATAGTTCTTTCAACTTTTTTATTCATTTCAAATCTGTGAGCATTTCCAGATCCATAAGATGTAAATGTTACATATGTACCAGCAACTGCATAATCTTTTCTGGTTGCAATTTTAAATTGATTTGGATTCAAAACTATAGGATAAACAATGCTTGGTAAAATATTTGTAGAAACTCCAAGATAGTTTACTGATGTTGTGATTCCAACGGATGTAGCCCCAATACCAGCATAAGTTGAATCTGGAATATATTTTAGTTCTTCTCCATTGCTAAAGAAGTGATTTTTTATAGTAAAAATTCCCGTAGCTGGATCTATTTGATTTATATTTGTCGGATCAAATGTTTTGCTATAGATGGGGATTCCTTGATATTTTAAATCAAAATCTGTTTTATTTGCTCTGTTGCCATTGATTCCATCATATGCAGATAAGAATAAAGATTGAGTTACGGATCCATAAGAAGTTGGTGGATTTTCATTCTCAAAATCATTCAGAGTGTATAAAATCTCATTGTATGATTGAACTGTAACAGGAGTTGTATAAATGGGATCTGGATAAAACTTAAGCGATAAAGTGTCATTTAAATTTTCACTACCAAAAGTTCCAATACCACTAGTTGTTCCTATCGAAACATATGGGTAAGATAGTACATACGAATCTTTTTTGTCATTAATCATCATAACTTGATGTAATGAACTTGTTTTTCCGCAAGAAACTCTGACCAAAGATTTTACGCTTTGATCTAGGGAAAAACTGGAATTACATACAGTAAGGCTGGAAATACCAGTGCTTACAAAACTTTCTAAACGAGCACTTCTTTCTGTTCCATCATATTGATTTGGAATCTTAAACCTATATGTACCAATTCCACTGGCAGTAGATCCAAATCCAACAATATTTGCTCTGACTGAAATTGGGTTAGATTGTTGATTAATCAGCTGTAAACTGATAGTATTTGTTGTTTGATTTGTTATTGCGGTAAAAATTCCAATATATTTTTGACTTGAAGTTTGCTCATCGTCAAAATAATATTCTGCCAAATGCGTATCTGTTCCATCATATCCAAGAAGAACTTCAACGTAGTTAAGTTTTTTAGTAACAGAATCCAATAACTGAACATTTGCAAATAAAGATCCAAAAGAGTTCAGAGAGTAACTGGCGATTGTTTTAGCAGTTCCCACAGCAACTGTTTGATTTGTTCCTGTTAGCGAAACTGCCCCAATAGTTTGAGATCCAGATATAGTTGGAGTATCTGTATTAAAACTAGTCTTTAATATCTTTATATCATGGTCAGTATTATATGGATCTACAGGATAAAATCTTAATGTTTTTACCTCATCATTAAGTTCAGAAACTATATCTCCAATTTTAAATTTACTATAAACATTTGCTTTTTCAAAGGTCAAAGTATTTTTTTGATTTGATAAAACCACGATTTCTTTTAAATCAGTATCAAATGTATCTGGATTTATTATTTGAATAAGATATTTTTCAAAACTATCACCGATGGTTTCCAACTCAACAAAACTGTCCTGAAATCCTTTACTTGAAAACCTTGAACTTATGTCATCAATGATCAATACTCTATTAGTTTTACATTTTATGTACCTAGTTAATTTTTTATTTTTTAGTTTAACGTATTTTGATTTATTTTTTAATGCATCATAATCTAACCCCAAGTCAAAGTTATTAATAGCATCAACTCTATTTTCATCAAATATATCTAAAATAACAGTTTGATTTGTTGTAGAACCAAGTGAAACAGATGCTTTAACACTAGTTTCAACTGAAGTATCAGCAAAGTTTTTAAGACCACTTGGATGAACCAATCTGTTAACTGGATCAATAAACTTATCATATTCAATAGAACTTTTTATAGAATATGAAAGATTTTGGTAATAATCATTATCCGATGTTACTTGAGTGTCTTCATTTAACTTACCAACGTTATTTTCCCACTGATAATTTTGCGAGGTTGAATAATCAATTTCAAATTTAGAATTATTTAATTGAACATCTTTAATCGTGGCAATTACTCCAGTTTTTTTACCTTTTACTATTTCACCTTCCGTTACTTGGTAAGTTCCCTTTATTTTAATAAAATCTTTTCTAGATTTTGTTACAAAAAGATCTCTTTCATAAAAACCAGAACCAATGTCACTATAAAGTTGCTCACCTTCTTTGAATAAAGCTCTTTCCTGAATATTTTCAAAAACTGGATAGATTTTTTTATTAACTATGGTTGGATATCCAGATTGATATGTTTTTGCCAATCCTGGATTTGTTGTCAGATTAATAATTTCAAACTCTATTTTTGCAGGATCTGTATTTTCATAGTTTACGACATTAAAAAACTCATAGTTATAGTCTGAAGAATTAAATCCTGATCCATAAGAGGTAAATTTTTCAATATTTTCAACAAAAACTTTATCACCAACTGCAAATGGTGCAACTCTAAATCCCCCAAATGGAGTTGATAATGTACATGTTACTATTCCAGAAGCAGAAGACACTATAGAGTTGATTCCAATTCCATTGGAGTTATTGATTGCAACTATTTTTTGATTTTCATAATTTAATCCATATATTGGTGCAATAACATTAACTTCAAAAATTGAACTGTTTGGGGCATTGCAACTTAATGAAGAACTGTCAACAACTGTATTTGAAACTGGATCAAAAACTATTAGATTTGGTGCTTTTAAGTAGTTTTTGCCACCATCTATAACATTAACCTTACTGATTGTATCAGACTTACTTAAAGTTAAGATTGGAGAAACAAAAGCATCAGGTCTAAGAGTTTTGTCCGATGAGTATTCGTATCCATAATCTACAATCCTTACATTCTTTATTTTTCCTACTGTTTTCGAAGAAGGAATTATATTAGCATTTTTTCCATTTTGTGAAGAAACGGATACAAACTTAGGAAGTTTTTTATAATTAAATCCGCCAGATAAAAATCTTAAATCTTTAATACTTCCTTCAACATTTTCTGAAGAAGTTGAATATGATAAAACATCACAATCACTCGACAAATAAGAATATCTTTCTGGGTTTATTTTTGGAGATATATTAAAGGTAGTCGATCCAATTCCAGATACAACATAAGAATCATTATATTTGCTACCAATATATGTTATTTCCGAATAATTTTTAACTTCATCATCTGGGAAAACTATACTTCCAGATTTTTCTAAAACATAATAAAGTTTTGATGGTATATTTTCGGAATGAGAAACTGTCAGAGATGCTGTTGTTGTTAAACCAACTGTTCCTACACCAATCACATTAAATAGATCACTTTCTTTTGTTGATAAAAATTCATTTTCAATACCTCTGTCGTAAAATATTTTTACTTTTGATCCATACAAAGAAGAGTCTGAAAGATTAAAAACTAAATTTGAGTTTTTAATAACCTCGATTGGAGGATTAATCAAAGAAATGTAGTGTTGACTTCCACCAATCCCAACAATATTTACAACATTTGGAGAATCTAAGGTTATATCGTAATAAGTTTCGGAAAGTTTAATATTATTAGAATCAACTTTATATACAAAATATGTTCCAGTTGTAAGTCCACTTGCTATTTGATCATTTGAATAATATAAAATTTTATCTCCAGTTTTTAAATTGTGATTACTAACAGTGATTTTATCGTTAACTGTATCTATTGAAGATGATGTAAATCCTATTGGATTTACTAAAAGTTTATTAAACTGTGAATTGTATATTAGTTTTACTGATGAAGAAATTCCTATTCCAACAGAAATATTCGGTTTGACTTCAAGATTTATTACATCTCCATTATATAAACCATGATTGGACTTTGTAATTATTGTTGTTAATATACGATCAACAGTTCCAGTTACTTGTTTATAATTTGATTGCAAAAGATATTCATAATCATTACTACCATTACTATAAAAATATAATCCACTTGTATTTGTAGTCAATCCTACAGATGTTGTTATACCAATATAATCTTTTGATTTATTAATAATATAAACTGTGGAAGACGCTGTAAAGTTATCTGGTAAAAGGAAAGTTGATCCACTTGGACCATTTCCAACAATAAAAGAGTCTTGGGTTGGTTTTTTAGTTAATGTTAGTTGTTGTCCAGTTTTAAATGGGTGATTTGGTAAATAAATCGTTTGAGTAGGTATGGATACTGATTTTGTTGTTTCTCCTACTGTATAATTTACAGAAGATGCTGCCCCAGCGGTTGTTCCAACTCCAACAGATTGAATCCCATTAAAATAAATCTTATCATTCAATTTAGAATCAAAAAAGGGAGTTGATGCATTTATTACAAATCTATTGTTAAAAACATTTACAAATGTGCCCATAGTATGAGCCGCTGCAACACCATATCTTTTTACTCTTAAGCAAGATTCAGTTGGATAAATGTTAAGAACTGAAAGTATTTCATTATCAATCTGAAGACTACTGCCAACAGAGACTGTATTTGGAATTTGAGAGACGTAGATATCTTCAACACTACCATCGGGATAAGAATTTGATGGTATTCCTTTAAACAATCTTACTATATCTGTTCTAACTCCGACAGTAAATGTTCCGTTTAACGCGGAAATTGAACTGCTCAATCCAGATATTACTACATTATCTTTGTCAATCAGTTGATTATATGGTGATTGGTAGACCTGAACTCTTTCATTTCCATCCCAAATAAAAACAGAATTTTCATATCTTTGTAAGTTTGTATTTAAACTAAAAATATCCTTCCCTTCTATAGAAGAAACTACTGCTTTTAATCCGTTACCACCAGATCCATTATCATCAAATATGGTATAATCATTAACTTTATATCCATCACCACCATTTAAAACTTCTAACGAATCAACCGATCCTTTTGTAACAGATTCAATAGTAGATGTTTGCTTAATAACCTCATTAGATTCTACTAGAAAATAATTTCCAGCATAAGGATCTTGAACTTTATATGGAAAAGTATTTCTAGATAATGAAGAACTATTAAAGTCGTAAGTTTGATCTAATAATAAATTTTCTTCGATAAAAGGAGATTTGTAATAATCACCAACAAAATATGGATATTGTGGTTCAAGTTTATTTGTAGTTAAACTAATAGAGACTCCTGCAAAATAAGCATATATACCATTTGGAAAATCTGGAGTTTTTGTAAACCTACCATTACAAATATCGAGATCACCAGAATTATCAAATTTATAATCTTCTATAAAGAATCCTGGATCAAATCCAGATGGTCTATCATAAACATTGCTCGTATTTAAACTATACCCAGTTTTTAACGTTTTAATTGTGGATGTATTGTCATTTGATATAGAATAACCATATGGTCCATAGATTGGATTTCCGTCATATGCCCAACCAATAATTGGAGAATGTTTTGATCCATCATCAGAAAAAATATTTTCTCCAAGATCTTGATAATATCCTAAAATATTATATGTTAATTTACCATTAGAATTTGAAAAATACTCTCTATTGTCTCTATACTGTCGGTTTAAAGTTAGACTTCTAATTCGGCAATCAAATAGTGCCCCACTTCCTTTTGGGCGAACTTCAATAATAGTATTTGATTTCAAATATCCTATCCCAGCATTTATCACAATCACAGAAGTTATCTTATTATTATTAACTACTGCTCTTAATATTGCACCTGATCCACTACCAATAACTTTTAAATCTGGTATTGAATAATATTCCGAACCTTTAGATAATACCTGAACGTCCACAATTTTACCATTAGTTATTATAGGTTTTAATTCTGCAGATTTTCCAGTTTTAACGGTTATCAGGGGTTTCTTTTCTAGGTTTAGAATATCCGATCCATAACCAGAACCACTTTCATACAAATATGCATCAATAATTTTTCCAGAAACTACTGGAGTTAAGAAAAAGTTTCCACCAAAAGTGTTTCCATAAGATACGTTAATAGTAACCTTGATATCTGGATATTTAAAAATATTGTATCCAGATCCAGGTGAAGTAAAAGTAGCATATTTTTTGCGGATATAATCTGAAGTTACTGGTGTTCCAATACCAGCATTTGCCAATCTAAATGCATTATTATCTTTTTTAATAACATAATATTGATATGAAGTTGATAATCCAGAAACTGGTGTTCCCGTATTCAAATACTCTACGAGATCTCCATCATTAAATCCATGATTATTAAAAGTAATGGTGCTGTTATATGTTGAAATACCAGATGATTTAACGTATAACTTTCTATTTTGGTATCCAGATCCAGAATTTAAAACTTGTACTGATCTTAAGGTTTTTTTGGATAAAGTTCTAAACTTATGAATTCCATTATAGGTTCCTGCCGTTAATCCTACAGTATTAATACCTGCTGAATAATCTGATAAAGTATTATAAAGTTGAATAGTCTTATTATTAACTGATTTTATATAATATTTTGATCCGCTTACAAGAGTTGAATTTGGATTAAATTGATTTGATCCTTTAAATGTGCCAACACCTATAGGACTATTACCATTTTGATTATAAACAAGTTGATCTCCATTAGAAAGATAATGTTCTGATTTAAATGTTATGGTTTCATTTACAAAGTCTAATCCACCATTAAAGAAAATATCTCTACTGTCAAACTCTAAATCTCTATATCTTTCCCCAACAACTGGTTTTAGAATACATCCAGTACCATTTCCCCCAGTCAAACTTACAGAAATAACTTTATCAAAATCAAAATTTTGAGGATCTACAAATACTGATGATACATTTCCACTCAAAACTGGAACCACATAGGCAGTTGTTCCAGCACCAGAAGTGGAAATCTCTATTTTTGGAGGATTAATAATATCATAATCTTTACCAGAATTGATTACATCAAAACTAGATAAAGGACCATAATAAATTTTATCTTCAGATCTAGGATTAATGATTTCAACACCATTTGAAAGCAATCCTAAAGAAGGAATCTGATCTGTTGGTGTATTTTTTGAAGAACTTAATGACTGTTCTAACGAAAACTTTTTAAGAATATTTTTAGAACTAATATTAAGAGATTGATCTTTTTCTAAAACAAATGTATGTGTTCCAGATCCAGGATCAAGTTGATCAAATTCAACCCAGTTATTTCCAGGAAGAAAAGATCTAGAAGAATAAATTCTAATTTGATTTGTGGGATAAGAACCAACCAGTTTTACATAATAAATTTGTCCAGCAACTAAACCTGGAATAGATCTATTTGATGGTTTATAAACAACACTGTCCCCATTCAAAAATGAAACACTACTATCAAATGAAATAATAGAATATCTTAAGGTTTTGGTGTTATATCCCTGCAAATATGACCCATTTGCTTCTTGAATAACTGCGGAGATAATATTTTTTTGTAGAGTGTAACTCGGTAAAGAGTTAGAAGCTACATAACCAAATTTATTAGTATCTATATAAACGTTTAGAACGTCTGATATTATCTTATCATTTCCATACTGTAATCTAGATCCACTACTTGATGCTTTATTTAGATTTCTTCTTATATCATAGTATAAACCATACGTTGGAATAAACCCATAAATATTAGATAATGTAATCTCATTTGTACTTGTATTAATAATTTCAACTCTAGCATTTGAAACTACTATAATATTACTATTTCTTTGTAAAATATCAACCTTATCACCAACTTTTAAACTAGATTTATCGATTTTACTTAAAAGTTTTAAAACAGAACCATTTATTGTGTCAATTTGATATGACGATCTAGTATTATAAATCCAAGAATTGGCAAAAATTTCAGTATTAGTTTTTTTCGTTTGTGGATTTCTAATAACTGTTCCAATATTCTTAACAGATATATTTTCTCCCTCATCAACCAAAGAAATATCAGATAATGCAACAAACTTAGATAAAACACCTGTTAGTCTAAGTTCAATTTTTTTACTTAAATCTCCATTTTCATACCCATAAACAACTTCATCAGACTTGATATCAGATGTTTGTTCTATATTTTCAGTTACTCCAATACATCCAAAAAACTGATTGACACTTTTTGATGTGTAGTATATCTTATTATTTCCAGATATAATATTTCCAGTTTGACCAAATCCAATAGTTGAATCAACAGAAATAACAGAAGATCCGATAGAAACTGTTTCTAAAGCTTTAGTTTTTCCAGAAATACTGAACTTACCTTCAATGAGATTTCTTTCGTCATATCCAACAAATAAAGAAATTTTATAATAAGTTTTATTTTCTCTGGTTAAAATTTCAACCTCAGAAACAGAAGCTTGAGTACTTGGATCCGAAGATTTTTTAATTGTTTGACCAACTAGGTTATTTGGGTCTCCACCAGAAACTAATTCAGTAACTAAAACTTCTCTACGAATATATTTTGCCGAGGATGGTTTAATTAAAAACTGTTCCAAATCAACTACCCTAGCACTTTCTCCATACAAAACATTAAAAAGAATGCGGAATGACTCTGGAACTCCTTTTGATTGATAGAAACTTCTGGCATTTTTGATGAAGTTTCCAACATTAATCGAAGAAGAAAAATCATTGTTCTCTAAACCTGGTGTTAAAAATGCTTTTAGTTTTTTATAAAACTCTTGTAAAAACAAAGAGCTTAGATTTTTAACTGAAGAACCTTTTGTATGATTGCTAGATTTAGATGTTGAAAAAACTAACTGTGATTGATTTATAAAATCGGTTTGTGTTCCAATACCAGACGTGTAGTTAGTAACACCACTAAACCCACGAATACACCCAGTAAAGGTATTTGTGGTAATACCAGTATAAGTGATTATCTCATCATCAATTTGAAAAAGTCCGTACTCGGATGGGTATCCTTTTGTCGATGTTACAGTCACAATTCCAGTAGCCGCAGAAATATCACTGAAAAGGACTGTTGATCCTACAACAACTTCGGAAGTTAGATTGTCAAGCTTTAGATATTGATCTAGATTTTCTACAATATCAACTGAACCACCCTGATATTCTTGGGAAATATAATATTGTTTTAAAAAATCTGAAGCCTTTGGAGACTCTGAAAGAAGAAATTCTGGAAGTTGGTTCTCAATAATTTTATTGATTTGAACCCTCTTCTCAAAATCAGACTCAAACATATTTTATTCCCTCTCTATATTTCCGTTTGAATAACTTGAAGTGTAATAATCTCTAATGAATGTGCTTCCTGAAGTGTCTTCTCCAGAACTAATAACATCTCTTATCATATTTATCTTGCTGTTTTCAACATTAAAACTCAAATATAAATCCTTTAATCCAACAACATCATTAGATTCTGGATATGCTTGTATTTCAATTATATTATTGGGTTTATCTGTAGAAGTAATATTAATGGTTCCTATTTTAATTTCTCCGTTATTGTAATCAACTGTCCCCACAGATTTAATGACAACACGATAGTTATTATTTTCGTTAATATTCGCAATAATACTTATTACCCCTTTTCCACTGCCATCAAGATTTCCATATTCATCTTTATTTGGCACATCGGTTAGATAAACTTTTTCAAGTTCTCCTTGAACATAAAACCCTGTGCTTTTAATATTCAAACCAGATGAATTAATATGAAACTTATTACCAAAACAAAGTTCATATTGAGCAAACCTGTTAATCAGTGCTTTCATATCTCTTCTAATAATAACCTTGGTAATATTAGAAGAAATTGCATTATTAACTCTATCAATTACCTGAATTAATTTACTATATTTAAATCTCCCACCAAATCGATTTATTTCAATATTTTCCGAATAATCATAAAGCGAATTGATAACGGATGTTCTTAAACTATCGACATTTGAAACTTGAGATGAGTTATAATATACGGAGGAATCAATCTCAACGTAAAGTACTTTAAGATCAACTATTTCTTGACTAATTCCTGCAATCGAATAATTTTTAAGTTGATTAAGAATATAATTTTTATCAAAATCAGATACATAACTTCCATTTTTGGGTTTAATGCTAATAATAACCTTTCCAAACATTGGGGGGTTTAACTCTTCTCCACCAACAACAGAGATTGAATCTGCATTTGGATAGATTTCTTTGATGATTGCCTCATAATCTCTGGAAGTTACTGAACGATATTGAGATGAATATAAACGAGGTGCATAATATTTGATTGATGAAATATTTTCAATCTCATCACCATTTGCTGCGGCGGAAATTGTATTTACAGTAACCGCATTTGATGGAATGACTCTTACATTTGAAGCATCAACTAGTCCACCCTTAAAATCAAATGAAGATGATCCGTTTCCAGATTTTCCGTTTGTGATGATATATTTAATTGTTATGACTGTATTATTATCTAACTTCTTACCAAAATATCCATCACCAAAGATGAGTTCATACTTTTCATCTTGAACTTCCTGTATGAAATAGATTTCTGATGTTGATTTTGCATTTAAGATATTATTAACTTTATAATACTCTCTACCTAAACCGCTGTCATTAACTCCTTTTACATAAACAACGATTGTTGATGTATCGACATTAGCATTATCAATAACAAACTTCTGATTAATTCCTGTATTTACCGTCCACTGTTTTCTTAATAATGTTCCTTCATAAACATAAACTGGAGATGATGAAGATCCAAACTTTGCAATACCATTATTTACAGTTGTTGTGATACTTTCGGAAGTTGAAAATGTATAAGATGTATTTTCAACCGATCCTACGCACACTAGGCCCGCTTCTAAGGTAAGTAGAGGACTAGTTGTTGTGGTTGGAACTTCGATTGTAACTGACGCCCTTGCTGCCTTTCTGGAGCGGGGTACATAACCAATATTTCTTGCCAGTGAAACAACATTTTCTCTCAAAGTTGCAGAATCCAAAAAGGATTCGTTCACAACCATATTTGAGTTAAATGCCGTAATATAAGTGTTATACGCAAGAGTATCAATCAAGACAGAAAAATTAGATCCTTCAAAATCAAAATCTGTGAAATTTGAATTTGCACGGAGATAATCTTTAATGGATGCTTTGATCTGATCGAAATCTAGATTAGTAAACTGTGTAAAAGGCATTTGATTATCTGGTTGCCTCTAATAAAAACGTAAATTGTTGAGTTGGAAACTCTTGACCAATAATATCAAAGATGACATCAACCTCAAACGCATTATTATCTGGAATAGGGTTTGCTTTGACTTGCAGATTTTTAACTCTTGGTTCAAAGTTTTTAATCGTTATTTTGATTTGATCTTCAACAATTGATGCCGTACCATAATCAACAAACTCAAATAAACTTTTACGAACATCAGATCCAAGAATCGAGTTAAAAAACCTTTCGGTTGGAATGGTTTCGACTAGATTGCGAACGGATCTGATGATTGCACGTTCATTTGACAAGATGGGAAGATCTTTTGTCACAGGATGTGGATCAAAAGACAGACTAATATCTTTAAATGATCGGGATATTTTCTTAAATTCCATCGAACAAAAAGATATTTTGCATTATTTATACCTACTACCAACCAGATCCATAGATTGGTTCTGTACCGTACTCCCAGTCATCATAGTCTTCATCATTACGAATTTTTTCATGAAGTTCAACTTGCTTATCAAAATCGTGTTTTGGCGCAGAATCGTGCATAATTTCTTGAATAACACGTTTTGTTGGTGGATTTGGATTGTAATCAGTCACCAGTTTTGTGGTTCCCCACATCTGATTCATATAATTTACATCTCTATCAACGGGTAAATTGGACATTTTAGCTCCTGTTTTATGAATAAAACAGAACTTTTATAAAGGAGGTTGCTATCTCCTTGTTTTTATTTAACGGTCGACCTCACGAAGAGAATAGTTGTCTGAATTGAGGTATTTTAGCATTTCAAGAGCAACCAATCGCGGATTTCCTTGTCCACATGTATAGACATCGATCGCAATTGCACCTTTTTCTGGCCAAGTATGGCAAGAAACATGACTTTCTGCAAGTGCAATCATGATTGTGCATCCTTGAGGCATGAAACAGTGACTATAAACGTTTAAAATTGTCATTTTTGCACGGTTTATGCCATTTTCCATTGCTTTTTGAAGGAATATGACGTCATTTAGAAGACTAAAGTCAACATCATACACTTCTAAAAGTAGGTGTTTACCCATTGAAAAATGTTCCAATATACCAGAATACTAAAAAGTCTATTTATTTATCGAAATTAGAGATATTTTTACGAAAAAGGGTATAATTTTTTTGAATTCTAATCTCATTATTTTTAAAAGTCCAACATTCTCCACCATCATCTAGAAAAACAACCCATTCTAGATCATGTTCTTGAGATCTATCAATTAAAAAAAATGCCCACCCTTTACCTTTGGGAGTAATAACAGGAATCTGTGGATTTAATTGAATCATTTTTTAATGATAAATGGTTGATAATTCATCTTCATCAAGGATAAAAATATTTTTATCCTTTCAATCAATGGTATTATTTACCTTGACCTCTATAAGGTTTACGAGCCTCATTGCGAGAAGACGCAGCGTACTTAGTTCCCCCTCCATTGCCTTGGCGAGACTTTTTAGGAGAACCGAGAGTATCGAGAGTATAAGAGCTCTTATTCTGATCAGATTTTGCTTTAACTGCCATAAGTTTTATTCTCCAATAATTTCAGTTTCAAGTTCTTCAGGTTTTGGAGAACCTGTCCGATAGTACTCAATCGACAGATCCTCCATAATATTGAAATATTCTTCTTCTGTAAGGTCAGAGTATATTTTTCTACCCTTACAGTAAATATTATAAAATTCGATGGACATCAGATTACCCGAGTTTTTTCGTGTCCAACGCGAATGCGAGGATCACACCAAATCTCAAATCCTGCTTCTTTCGCATCTAGACAGAAACTTACATCTTCTCCACACATGTCTTGAACTTCTCCAGACTCAAAGACTTGCATCTTTGGAGCAAACCAGGGATACTTCATTTCTTCGTGTTCAAAGACTCCGTTCTTAATCAAAACCCATCCAAAACCAGTATAATCAACAGTAAATGGTTTACGGCGCTTTTCCATTGTTTCAAGAGTTTCGTGATTCATCACTCCACCATTACTACGGAAATCATCTTCTTCCATCCAGTGTGCAACAGATGTTGTTCGACCATCTTCTGTACAATACCATCCTGAGGCAATATCTTTATTCATCAGAACCAATTGCCAGAACTTTTCGGTGCCGAAAACAATGTCACTATCGATCCATAGTTGCCAGTCATATTTTAGTTGTCCGTCCCAAGGTTTTTGATCAGGCCCACGAAGAACATTTGCACCTAAACACTTACACCGTGCAAAGTTGACCATTGAACTATAGTCTTGTGAGATCTGAATACTCACACCCGCCGAAACTAAATCAAAACAGAGTTGTACAAAGTTTTTCAGGAATGTATAAGAAACTACTCTTCCTGGTAAACAAAATACAAGAGATTTTCCTTTCACCATTTCTTTTGCCAGATTATAGTCCCATTCTTGTTCTGTTTTGGGTGCTACTGGGCTTTTTGCTTTTACAGTAAATCCTTTAGACATAAGCTTAGTGTTGTTACTTTCATATCATACAATATTATATATCAGATGTCAATCCAGAATAATTTCCTGATAAGAGAGATCATCTATAGTATATTCTGTTTTCATAAGCCCTACCATATTATTCAGAGTTTTCCAAGTTGTACGAAACTCGTCCTCTGAAATTGAATCAAATAAACACTTATCTTTTGCATAGATTTGATATGTTTTAGTCATCTTTATTTTCCGATAGTATAATATCATCACCATCGAGCGTCAAACAAATCTGTGTGTCCTCGTACCAGGACAGTTCATTCATTAAACATTCTGGTATCACTAAGTAATATTCTCCACTGATTGGATCAGCCTGAATTGATTGAATATTGTCTTCGAATTTTTTCATTCTTATTACTTTGAGTGTATGTGTGTAAAACTATTTAAGATTATATAGTAAATCTTGTAGGCAAAAAATTTATGGCGGGAAAATTTTTAAGATTATATGAGATTATATGAAAAATCTTGTGAGGAAAAAATTTATGGCGGGAAAATTTTTTAAGTCTTGTTGAATAATGATCTCGCTTGGGTAACACTTTATAGCTTAGGGGATCCTATCGAATTTAATTACGGGGGGCATAACCACGCACGGCGGCGGGCGGCGCCACCCCACATAACGGGGCGACTGCCTGTCCCGAACGAACGAATAGGGCACCTGCCTCAGCGCACGTCGCCCAGGGCGCTGGCGGTGGTGCTCATGCTGGTGCCCCTGCTACCAGCGGCGCCGCCATGAGTGCGGACTCTGGTGCTGCCACCCTTGATGCGATCCGCCCAACGGTTGGCGCTGGCGCCATGAGCAACGGGCAGGCGGGTGACCTTAAACTGAATGCCGTCGATGGTGGTGGAGGTCATAGAGTTGGTTGCGGTTCGGATTGATTGTGGCACGAATCGGAAAGGGGGGGATCAGTACCCCAACCAGGAGAGGAACTCACCAGCGTCGACAGGACCGAAGCGGGCGGTGGTTCCGTAGTCGGTGCGGAAGTCGTCCCACAGTCCGTGATCCTTTGCTGCTTGGCAGGCGGTGCCCCAGCGGATCGTCCCGTTGCTGGGATCGGTGCAGGATTCCAGCAGTTCGGGGAAGGTGGAGAAGGTCATCAGAGGGTGTCGGGTGAGAGTATTGTAGCAGATCAGGCGGCGACGTAGCGGTCGGCGTAGACCTGCTCCAGGCGGTACGCCTCCTCCTCACGGGCATCGTCGTCGTGGTTGCCTTCCAGGGATTGGCGACAGTGAATCAGTTCGTGAATCAGGGTAGTGACATACTCCAGATGGGGCAAGTCGCGCTCAACATCGATCAGGAACTCCAGGTCGTCCTCCTGCTGCTGCCAACCCACCACACCCTCAGAGGCGATCAGGCGGCGGTGGTGAACGGTGATGGTGGCGGCGCCCAGGAGGGGTTCCTGATCCAGCATGAAGCGGTAGACCTGCTGTGCCAGGCGGGGGCGTTGCTTCTGTCCTGAAGTGAGCAGCATGGGTCCGTTGCGGTTGAGAGTATTGTAGCAGATCCCAGGGGAGGGTCACTCCATCCCCATTGCCGCCTTCAGGTTGTTGTAGGCGTTCAGGTAGTAGTCGGCATCGGACCCCTTACCAGCAACGCGGCAATCGCAAGCGAGGCAGAGGAGAGCGGTGCGGATGGTGCTCCACTGTGCCTCAGTCAGGGTGACAGTGCAGAGGTCCAGGGGAAGAACGTTGGTGCGGACGGTCATCGGAGGGGTGTCGGTTGCTTGAGTATTGTAGCAGATCGGAGGCGGGTCACTGCCCGTTGGTGTAGTCTCCCACGATCAGACCATTGCAGCGGACCTGAGCGTAACCATACTCCTCAGAGAGGGAGAGGCACAGATCCCAGGCACGGTCCTCATCGGTCGTGGTGTTCTCCCAGGGAGCGGAGGGGCAGATCACGTCGTAGCGGGTCATCGGTTTCCTTTGAACTGAGATCAGTATAGAGGCAAAAGGGAGGGGAATGCCCCTCCGTTGTGCCACTATCAGAATTGGATCTCCTGGTCGGTGGCATCGCTCTCAGCGGAGGCGATCGTCTCCAGGATCTGCAGAATCTCATCCCCATTGCTACCACGGCGGAGCAGGGAGAGAGCAAGGTCGGCGGTCATGAGTTGAAAATGGGATAGGGTGTGCTGGGAGTCTTTAAGGGCGCTCCCGTTCCCATTGCATCAGGCGGCGATGGGTTCAGGAATCAGGCGGAGCACATCATCCTCCCAGCGGTAGAAGTGCAGAATCTCAGCGTAGGGGTCAACAGCAGGGGCAGGTGCCTGTGCCTTCAGGATTGCCGCTTTGCACTGGGCGGCGATCTCATCAATGCTCACGGCGCGGTCGGTAGCGGGGTTGTAGCGCATTGGGGTTCGGTTGAGTGAACTGAGAGTATTGTAGGGCAGTCTTTCGGGCGCTGCCGTTCCCAGTGTGCCAGTGCCTCAGGCGGTTGCCAGGGCGGAATCGAAGTTGATCTCCCGCTCTTCGATCAGGGCGTAGTCTACGGCGATCTGCTGCTCCAGGTGCTCAGCGTATGCTTTGGCGGTGGAGCGGCAATCGAACAGGCGGAGGGTCTTGAAGTCCTCCCCTTCGTAGTCGGTGCCAGCGATGACGGCGTAGAATTTCATGGTCGGGTCGTTTGAACTGAATGTATTGTAAGGGGTGGCGCCCCTCAGAACGCCACCAGTTGGTCCAGATCCCATTGTGGCACAAGCGCCACCTTAGCATAGGTGCTGGCGTTGGCGGTCAACCAGCGGTTGACGTGCTTGGTGGTCGTGGTGCTGTAGGTCTGCTCCGTCCGCATCCACCCCCTACCAGGCACCAGGGCGGCGACTGGGGTGGAGTAGGAGAACAGGACCTCAGTCCCGTCTGCCAGGGAGACCTGGGTTTGATTGCTGCCGATGGGTTGAACCTTCATGAGGTGTCCTCTGAACTGAGATCAGTATAAGGGGTCAGCGGGCGATCAGGTCGGCAGCAGTGGACAGTGCGTCTGCTGTCACAACCCTCACGGGGCGGATCGGTTCCCAGAGCAACCACAGCAGCAGAGCACCAACGGTCAGGCGGAGCATGGTAGCGCGGTGGAACTCAGGGGAGCGGGAACGGGTCAGGGAGCGGATCATCAGCGACGGTTCAGGCGGGAGACGATCATTGCCTGGGAGAATCCCAGGACGTATGCCAACAGCATCAGGAGTCCAACAGTCATGGTGCCAGGTGAGCGGGGGAACCACATGAACGGTAGAAGTCTACCATACGCATCGCCTCATCATAGGTGCGGAAGAACTGAGAGCGCCACTCGCAGGCATTGTATGGGACCTGGTAGCGGACTTCGTAGCGGATCAGTGCCATGGGGTTGTCTGAACTGAGATCAGTATAGGGGGTCAGAGTGCCAGGTCTACGGGGTCTGTGCCACTTGCTCAACTGTCCTCCACAAGATCAAACTTAGAATCAACACATTCCCAATAACGACACAAATCGTAGTCGGGTTCGTTGATCCATTCCTCTGCTTCTTCTTTGGTGTCGAAGACAACAGCAGTCGTGTTAGTTTCAGTAACGTAGACAGTGTAAGACATGATTAGTTCAGTTCGCGGAGTTCGTTTTCAATACAGTTGAAGATTTCCTCATAGAGGTAATCATAATCGTCTTCCACATTGTTGAGAACTTGTGCTGCAATCTCGCGGGATTGTGTCACTGGTTCTCCATCTTCATCCATCACGAATACATCTTCGCCCGTGAAGATAAATGCAGCAACAGGAGCATCTTCGCCCTGTTTAGCGATCATACGCTCAACAGATTCTTTGAGTTGTTGAAGTGTTCGTGCCATCAGTCGTTGGTGGGGTGATACTCTTTGAGTGTGTCAGTCATTTTTGGAATACGCTCTGCCGTATGGTTTCATACAATTTATGGGCACATTCATACTCTTGTTCAGAATAGTTTCCGTTGTCAATCGTCCAGATCAGTGCCTCCAAAAGGACATCAATCTGTTCGTCAGTGAAGTGAAACTCTTTGAGTGTGTTAGTCATTATCAGAAACGAATAATGGGGTGATTAACATCGAGGACATCACATTCCTCAGTCGCAAATACTAACTCTACAGATGCCTGAAATACCTCATCTGGTTCATCTTCAGAGCAGATAGCAACATCTTGATTGAGTTGTTCTTCAGAAAGTTGTTGAAGTTGTGAGAGAAGTTCTTTGTAAGTCATTTTCTCAGAGGAGAATTGAAGTAACGAGTGAAGCATAGCACCAGAATGATGCCAGTGGAGATGACACCGACCAGTCCGAGAACTGTCACAGTATCGCCAACGAAGTTGTAAGTTTCAGGTGTCATTTGTTGCGGTTACGATGACGGAATGAAGCGGAAGGATCGGGATCATAAAGTCCACCGCCTTCACGATCTTCAAGGTAGAAAAGAATTGAAAAGGTGGTGAGAATCACACCACCCAGAATTGCAGTAATCATCAGTAGGTTACCAGTGCAGAAACTTTATCATAGAGGGCGGCAACATCCACCCCCACAATCTCACTCACCTCATCCCAATCATCATGGAACTCGATGAGATCCAGGAGAGCACGAATCTCTGCCTGATTGATTCCAAGAACTTCAAACATAATCAGTAATCGTAATCGGCGGCGAGATACTCATTCAGGTTAAACTCTTCATCATTCAGTTCAGGAATGTCGAAGATTTCACCAGGAGCATCTTGAATCTCAGACCAGAGTTCATCAAACATTGGGGTGTCTTTCAGGTGAACGAATGTAATGTATCAGGGTCTGGGGGGCATTGCAACCCCCCTTGTGACACTCTCTCAACTGTCACTAGTGTTGATGAGACCTTCCTCAATCAGATCACGAAGGAATCGACCATAAAAACCTTGCAACCAAGTGTATGCTTTGGTATCATAGATCTGCTGAAAAAGTGTAATCACCTCATCATCAGAATCCAGACCAGTTTCCTCAAACCGTAGCAGCAGATCGGTGTCAAGCATTGGTGAATGTTTCAGGAACGAATGTAATGTATCAGGGATCAGCGGCGTTTGGTGGTTTTCTGTGCCACTTTCACAACTGGCACATCGGTATCAACAACTGCCAGCAATTGAGTCACGATTGTATGCATGAAGCGCAGCACGGTTTGAATCACCTTGCGAACTTTTTCGTTGCCGTTGTTTTCTTTGTAAGCACGAACACTAAATTGTATAATGCCCACAATGATTGCGGAGATGGTAGCAACATTGAAAATCAGAGTTTGAATGAATTTGTCAGAAAAGAGTTTCATTACATTTGGGGTGTGGGAGGTTAAGTGTAGAGATCTCCTCAACCACGAATGTAGATTATCAGGATTTGATTGGGGTTGCAAGGGGTCTTGTGCCACTTAGGCGACTGTCACACTCACCTCTTTGATGTTAAGACCCATCAACTGGTTTGTGACACGATTGCAGACAACTTCGGTGGGGTTCTTGACTCTGGACTTCTCATACCAGAATGTAACGCAACCATCGTAAGTTTCGACCCGAACTTTAACTTCAGTCACGGTTGAACCTCAGGAACAAATGTGTGTTGAGAGGGCACGGTAATTGCTTTTACCTCAACCACATTTCCCCGCTTCTAGTTAGTTGTCGGGGTGGTTGGGAACCGCCTTTGCTTCTTCCCTCTCAACTTTTATAGTATGGCAGGGGATCACGAGATTCGCAACCCCCCCTGTGCCACTTACTCAACTGGCACAAGATATCTTGACGGTTGCCCTTTGGGTCTTTAAAGTTCCTATACCCTTCGGTTCAACGATACCAAAGGTATCTATAATATTTAAGATTTCTAGATCTTATTCTCAATAAGGAAAATCTTATTGAGACTCAATAAAAAAGATCTTATTGAGAATATAAACAAAACATATGTTCTCGCATATAAAAATGGGCGAGTTCACCAGGCTCGCCCACATATATCCACTGCCTATTGAATATAAACTACATCTCGACGAGGGTAACTTTATTTAAATGTGAGGCAAACCCATTCCTCATATAATATATCGTATATGTGATCTCGACGAGTTGTGTATATCGTATATGTGTGTATGTGATCTCGACGAGTTGTGTATGTCTCGTCGAGATCATCATATCATCTAGTCGAGATCCTACCAGTTCTTGTTAAACACGAACCCATCTTCGAAATCAAAATCATAACAAAGATTGCAGTTCCAGGTAGCATCCCAATCAACTACCACGAACGAAGGTGCATCAAACCCATAGATGTCAGCGGTAAACTCTTCGGCAAATGCTGCCTCAGAATCATAAGAACCCCGATAGGCATCTTCAAAATGACCCAGATCATTCTCATCATAGAGTTCCAGAAATGCATCAATTGCATCTGCACCATAACGATTGCAGAGTTCCTGATACAGTTCCTGATTCTCTTCGGAGATCTCATTCTCCAAAGTCTCATTGTTGATCAGACCCTTAACAGTCAGCAACTCAGTATAAAAGGCAGTATACTGAAGTTTGCCTTCGAGTTCATACCCACAGGCACGAACGATTTCAGACATCTTAGCAGGCGGGTTTTGTGCCTGCATCTCATTCACTTTGTTCAGCAGGGAAGAACCAGTCAGCATTGGATTGAAGAAAAGAATGGGAAAGGTTGAGGTTTGCCACCAGGCGAATGCCCAGTATACCAGTTGGCGGTGGCGGGGTGGTCTTAGTGCCCCCCTCAACCTGAAATCAATATATCAGGAATTTGAGAGAAGCGCAATCACCCTTGTGCCACTAGTCAGACTGGCACATACCCGAACTGATCAATCATAATATCCCGCACGTGCTCACGATCAAAACTATCACCACAGAAATTTGCACCTGATTGAATGTATTTAAAGGTCGCCTCAATGATATCATCATCAGTGGCACCCATATCATAAATGCCACCAGGACCATAGAAGGACCTGACATAACGAATGAATTCCATCATCACTTCACCTCCGCCAGCAACAGTTTGTGAATACGATCTGCTTCTTCCAATGTATCAGAATCCAGTCGATCCCATTCGACCCAATCATAGGCGGATCCTGCGGTTTCGTATGAACCATCAGGCAATATTGGAGCATACATCAGAACTCTTTGATTGTTTGCATCCAGAGTGTAGGTGCAATTGTTGAGTTTGGAAATGGCGAAAACCATTGGATTTCTTGTGAACGAATGTAGAATAACCCCTCACAAATATTTCTGCAAGGGGTTTTGTGCCAGTTTGGCAACTGGTTACTTATACAAATATCCCCCACTCCAATCTGCATTCTGAAACAACCATTCTCGTTGTTCAATCAAACGCAGATCATAGCGAACACCTTTGGCAGGAGATTTCCAACTGGCAGACTTATAAACCTCACCAGTCTTTTTATCAACAAAGCAATGCACAGAACGAGCACCACTAGAGTCAATCATGATGATCTTGTGATACTTACGACCAGACTCGAAGATATAATCATAACCTTCGGGAGCAGCATGACGCAGAGCATCACAGAATTGCCACACATACTTAACAACATTCAGTTGAAGAGTATTCACAGCATCACGCTCAGCACAGTAGGCACTGAAGTCTTTGGTGAGAAAAGCAGAAGTCATGAGATTTCTGAGGAACGAAACCAACATAATCCCTTACGGAATATTCCACCAGGGGTCTTGTGCCAGTTTCCTGACTGTCCTCATTCTCAATAACAAGAGTCTTATTGAGAATCAGAACCAATCTTATAACTGGCACATTACTCGAACGGATCGTACTCCTTTACCTTATAATGGAGATCTTCGCCTGGTTCGAGTTCCAATATCTCACGCCAATTAATATGATCTAGATCTAGATCATCATAACACATGATGTCGAGTGTAACCTGTACAATACGTTTCTGTGCAATCATGGGTATCTAGATGTGATGTGTAGATATTATATCATGCATAATGACGATAGGCAAGATCTTGATAATCGTGCCCGTCACGTGCATAATCCTCGTCGAGATCTAATGCACCTAGTACATGATAGTCTTCGAGATCTGCGTAATCATTAGTGTATGTGTAGTCGATGTCGTAATCGTCGTACATAGCTCGTCGAGATTGTGTGAACGCTTTCGTATTATATCATAAAAACTCGTCGAGATGCAATCTAGACTAAATAGAGTTCTCGTCGAGATTCATAGCAGTATATATACAAGCTCGTCGAGTTTTTATGATTCTCGTTATATCTCGACGAGATTCTATCACGAACTTATAAGAATGTCAAGATTTTATGATTCTCGTTATATCTCGACGAGATTCTATCACGAACTTATAAGAATGTCAAGATTTTATGAGTCTTGTGTGGGTCTGGAAGTATTTCGGCGGGCGGTGGACTTGACAAACTCCGCGTCTTATGATACGCTCGCTTAGCTTGCATAAGAATCAGACATTTATAAGCATTCAACACATAAGAATCAGACATTTATCAATATTCAACACATAAGATTAAATAGTGATAAACATTCAATAAATAAGAATCGAACAGTAATAAAAACTCAAAGAATACATAAAATATTCTCAACACCACATACACTTGATTCTCAATAATACAAAACTTATTGAAAATGTTATAGTACACACATATATTTAATAAAATATTAACTCAAAACAGTATTTTACACTACAGAATACAAAATTTATTATACCATGAAATAAAGCATATATACCATACAATACATAAAATGTAACAAAAATAATACCATACCATATACAATGGAAAGAGGAACCATCTATCTCATTTTGAATAAGAAAAACGGACACAAGTACGTGGGAAACACCACACTTGCAATGAATAAAGAATGGGCACACCACATAGATCGTTCAAAAAGAATGTCTTCTAAACCTCTACACAAAGCATTCAGAGAATATGGACTACACAACTTTATGATGAAAGAACTGGACGAATATGATAATACCAGTTTAGATGATAAACTTAATGAATGGATTGAAAAATATAAACCCGAATACAATCCTCCTCCTATTACTCCTGTAGTAAAAGAGATTCCAATAATTGAAAAAAAACCAAGAGTTTATTCATCACCACCACATCTCATACAATGGAATAAACAAAATAGAGGAAATGGTAAACACTTTGGATTAAAGATAAGAGGAAAGAATCTAGAGACTGGTCTATGTACAGACTATGAGAATGCAAGAGTGGCTGCAGAACAAATCACGGGTAATCCCAGAAACAACTCTAATATACTACTTGCCGCCAGAACAGATAGAATCGCATATGGTCACAGATGGCAGTTACTAGAAAACAAGAAAAAGAAAAAAGCAGTATTTGGTGTCAATAAAAAAACCGAACAAATTGAAGTTCAGTTTGAAAGTATTAATGCCGCTGTTCGTGGACTGAAAGGAACCGATAAACAAGGAATTCTAAAGAGTCTAAAAAATCCAAGACGTTATAGTTGGAAAGGTTACTGGTGGTACTTCAGTTAAAAATCGAAATTGTTTCGATTTCTTTGCATTCCTGAAGTTTAACTTGATTCCAGTCATTTCGATACACAAGAACACAGACATCATTCATACGATTATCTCTGATATCAATACAAACAGAGATATATTCATCACAAACAAATCGAACTTCACCCACCCAATCTTTGTATTGAACGATGATACCCTGAGCAAAAGATGTTTTCATACAAATGCATTTTCCAGTGAAATTCCCTGTGATCAGCAGTGAGAAAACTCAGAATGCATGATCGGGAACGGCACGAAGGCGATTTGGATTGTATCCTTCAGAGATTAGAAATTCAAGACGTTGTTTTGCCTGTTCTTTGGAAAGTTGAACATCCGTTGATTCTGTCAGTTCCCAACCATTGGTCGACAGTTCTTCAATACGATAAAGTTGTTCAGACATTATTTTAGTTCCAATGGAGCAGATGTTTTTGAAATTTTTCCTCTGAACATCAGATTGAAACTGAGTGTAATCCGAACATCATCATTCTTAAATGGCATTTCAGACTGATACACACAGTGTGGCAACCAGGAAGGAAAAATCAAAACATTTCCAGATTGAAAAGGAACCGTATAACGACTCATATTGAATACAGTCGATTCTTTATAGTCTGGTTCTAAAACCTGTGTAACAGATCGCGGATCAATGAATGTCGTACCAGCACAGTTTTCTGGTCCTTTCAGATGAATAATACCACTCAAATAGGAGTTGGGATGAATGTGTTGTACATGACTATAGGTTTCGGACGTCGAAAAATTTGCCCACATACTGGTAATATAGAGTTCATCATAAACCAGTTGATTGAACTGACAAATGCTTTCTCCCAGTTCAAGAATACCTTTACAAAAGTCTGACATTTCGTCCAGAAGATGCAGTTGATCTCCCTTACGCATATGAATTGTCGAACTGCTTGTGGTTTCTTGTTTTTTTAGAAAATAAACAATCTGATCAATTACTTCTGAAGTATTCGAAAAGTTTTTTTCAAATGATGTCACAAAAACTGGAGAAGAGAAGAGAGATAGAACTTCTCCGTTTGATTGTTGCCGTTGTTCTGTGTTTTCTTTCATGTCGTAAATGCATCGATAATACCAGATTTATACTCATCAACCAGTGCAAACTTCTGTGCCTTGACGATATTTGGCATAATCAGATTTTGATAGCGATCATCAAAACCATTTTCTTCCGCTAAGAGTTTGAATGCTTCTGTATCATTTTCGGCAATCAGAGAGATCACGCCACCATATTCAGAAGATGGAAACGGAACCCAATAGTCAACAATGTAAAGAGATTTCATCGGTATGTGTAAGTTACTTTTTGATTTTAGTATGATTATTTTTATTTGTCAACTGGTATTGTGCGAATCATAAGTCAAACAAACTCCTGAATATAATAGTCGACCGTAATCTCAAGTTCTGCCGCTTTTTGTTCATAATACTGATCGGCATATTGTTTTGCAACAGTCCAGGCACTATGACTGAACTGTTCGAGCTCGGCATGTTTCATAAAGTCTTGAAATGCGGTCATAGACTGTTGAATGTTTTCGTTGTTCATTTGTGATGAGGACAGTCGGGATGAAAAGTGTATGATGCACAGGCATCATATGCCCTGAACATCTCAGAATCACGGTGAATCAAAAAAACATTCCATCCAAGAATAAAAGCAATTCCAACAAGAATCAAATGGTACAGTTTCATAAATCAGTCCTCAGGATAGAGTTTCCAACCGTCAGGGCATATGCCCAGTTCTTCACAGCGCACCTCATAAACAATGCGCTTCAGCAGGCGCATAGACATTTCCTGCTCAATTGTTTTTTGAATTGTGCGGCGCAGTTGTGCATCTGTGATGGTATCGGTGATCATCGGTGATTTCCTTGATTACCTCTGTATTATACAAGAAGAATCTCCTCATCACGAGTGTGCCGTGCCAGTTTGATGAGTGGCACATTCGATTCATTCATACATCAGAATGAAGGAGTCACATCATTTTTCAATAATATACTGGATCGATCCATTTGTTCAAATACCGTATAAAATTTATTGTAAAGTGCCGAAACACTTCCATATTCTCTTGCGATGATTTGCTCTTCGGGCAAATTTACAAGTTGCAGTGCAGATAGAATCACTCCAATTTCGTGTACATTCAGATTTACTTGTATATCAGTCATTTGTTTAATCCCAAGAAACGTCTTTTAAAGTTACACCAGGCATTACATATGTCCAACCATCTCTAGATGCCACATAATCCCACTTGTATTCGTATTGATTGTAGTTGTCCCAAGTCATATATCCAGCAGTTTTATCAAATCGCCCTTTGATGATTAGTTTAAACAAATTTGAAAAAATATTACGAGTGCGAAGACCTCCACCAGTTTCGCGGGTTTCAATTACCACACAAGTATCTTCAAAGATTTGACCTTTACTTTCTAGATGACAGGGAGTTTCATATCGAAATGGTTTGTAGATTTTGGATTCTTTAGATGTAAGAAATGTAGTTTGTGCAAATGTGGTTTTTCCCAATAGAAGTAATGCCACAATTAATAAAGTTTTCATCAATCAAATATCAGTAGAGTTTTTCTTTCTTGCCATATTCTATCATAAATCTTCGGGCAGAGTAAGCCTCAAACTGTGTGGCAAATGATGCGATTTTTTGCCCATTATCTGCCCAGTACAAATACCAGCGATTGTAAAACTGTTTAATGAGAATCGGCATCTTAGATTAGTAGATCAGATTAATCACTGTTTGAGTGACTCTAACTCCCCAGTTCATAAAGATAAAAAATGAGGAAATAAAAATGAGTTTGTCAGTCGTATTCATCGGGAGTTTCAATCAGGTGACCAGTGATAATACCAATAAAAATGGATAAAAAAAACCAAAAGAGTAAAAACACCATCATTTTAGTTGCAGACTGCACTACCAACTATACCACCAGTAACAACACCAAGTGGAATGCTCCACCAACGATCTGGTACACTTTTTGTTACTGCATATGCACCAAGTCCACCTAAAATTGATCCTAATGGTGCTGCCGAACAAGTTGGTTGTGCAACTGGTTGCATCACTGGAGTGGCATAATAAGAACCACCATTGTTGGAATGATAGTATGTTTGGTTCTTGCAGTTTGTATTGTATGCTTGCGTATTCACACCACCTTGCACATAGTTACCGTACTGATCATAATATCCAGGTGCATAGTTTTCATGATAAGTTCGACAAACCTGATAGATGTTTGTTTGTTGTGCTTTTCCAATAACAGGTGCAGAACACAACATTAAAGGAATCAGAATGAGTAGTTTTTTCATTTTTATGATGATTAATAAACAGTAATCTTCAAAGACTCTAGCAGCATCATCGCAAGTTCCATTTGATTATCTTCATCAATCACAGGAATGTTAGCATTTACAAACTCACTTGCAAGTTCGGCAAAGAGTTCAGTCGTTCGCTCATTTGCAAAGACAGATGTAGCAAACTCACTCTTAAAACCATCGCACAGAAGACGCAGAGACTTGGTGATGGTCAGTTCGTTGATGGTGTCGTTCATTGGGGGTGTTTTGATTACTTTGTTATTATAAGGCATCTGGGGTGCATTGAAGCACCCACTGTGCCAGTTCTCCAAGTGGTTAGCGGTCATTGGTTGATTGTGTATGTGCTTATTGTAGCGGCACCTAGGCACCGCTCAGAAAGTCAGTATGCCAGTTCCGAATCTGGCACCAAGAAGTCATCAGTTTCCATATAACCCATCCAATCTTGGGGATCAGACTCATAGATTGCAATTTCCCGCAGTTCGTCAATCAGTTCAGACAGATCCATAAGAAACCCTCAGATACCTGATTATTATAACAGAAAACCCGCTTTGTGGGTGAGTAGTGTGCCAGTTAGTTTTGTGGCGGTGGAAGTTGTGGTTTTGCTGCTTCTATGGTAGTTTTTTGTAAACTTGTCATACCTTGATTTAAGACATTAGCAATCGGAGTGAAACCAACAGTTGCAGCAATAATACCAAAAATTACACCAAAAATAAAGTTAAACATTACTTATTCATCAATATAAACATAATCGGGGTGTTTTGCTTTAAAAGCTTCTACCTGTTCTTCATTTTTAAGAAACACCGAAAGAGTAGTATTCGGATATTCTTTATAGTAATACTTTATGCGAATCATACCATTAATGCTCCAGTGGGAATTTCAACAATTTCAGGCAGTTTACTATCATCAAACTGATTCATATTATAGCACACCCATTCACCATTACGGAAGACATAAGCATACTCTTCACTATTATCAGGAAGAAGATACTCACACAGGTCAGCATCAAGGCGAGGAGGGCAATTCTCACCACGATAGGAATAATAATTAGGTCCATAAGAATAATTGGGTCCATAAGAACCGTCAGCACTATTATCCCAGCGGTCATCAGTCCAGCAGCAGGACATATCGCCACCATCAATCAGTTCAGCGGCAAGTTCTTTGCTATTGTAGTGAGTATTCAGGATACGACCCAACCATTCGGGATAACCATCATAATGATGATATGCCGACAAAATAGAACCGTCAGCGAGTTCAAGACCGATGCGGGAGCGGGTTGCCATTGGGGGCTTTTGTTGATTACCTCCATATTATAAAGGGTCCCCAGTGCCCTGAGAACCCCCTGTGTGCCAGTTTGTCAACTGTCCTCAATCTTCATATACTCTACATTCTGGTGCATCAGGATGAGTATCACAATAAAGTTCTAGTGGAGTAGGATCGTGCGAATCTTCTGGATGATTTTCTTTATATGATTTGAGTGCTTTTAACTCCTCTTCGGTATGTCTCCATGCTTGTGCAGAGATCATAGGATCATTTAAAAGATCTTCGTCTCTCTGAATGTGTTGATCGATATTATTCATTGCATTGTATTTTTATGATAAATTATTTATTTTTCATTCACTTAAAGCACTACCTCTCCAATTTTTTGGTTCAGGAGGATCACATTTACCTTCCCAAGACCTTACAAGCAATTCGGTGAATTTTTCCATTTTATTAGGATGAACATTGGCAGGATTGTCATTAATTGCTTCTTTTAGAGCAACAAGTTCATCCCATTCTTCTGTTGTCAGTTTTTCTGTGCTGGTTTTAGAAAGAGTCATAGTCCTCAAGTATGATTGTGTTGATTCTAACACTTACATTCATTATTATGTAGAAACTTAATGTTCTCTTTGGGATTGCTTAACATCTTGTATCTTATTCATTTCAGATTCATAAAATCTCATAATATCAGGTTCAAACTCCGAAAGGTGCCTTTGCAAACAAATTGCACCACTAACATTACATGCATATAATGTTGAGTTATAGTGGCAGGCAGTCCAAGTAATTGTTAGATACTTATAGAGTTCTGAATGTTCTTCTTTTTGTGGTTCTACGAGATCAATGAGTTCCCGTAGCATCTCCCGACTCATTAGGCGTTTCATTTTTATTCTCCAAGAAAGCCTTTAATTTATTTACATCTTGTTCAAGTTCTTGTTCAATTTTTTTATCGTGATAATAAGACCAAAGAGAATTGTGAACATCCATCAGATGATCAATCCAGAAACCAGAAGGATAGATTCCCAGTTCATTCATAAGACCACGATGACTGGTTCCTTCACTTTCTGCCTTACACATAATATAGCAGATTGCCTGAACCATATCAAGTTTATCAGACTCAGAAAGCATAAAATACTTTCCTACTGCTTTTTCTAGACTTTCTTGATGTGCCTTCTGCATTTCTTTATAAGCATCAGAATTCCACCATTCTTGTAGAGATTTACCAAGATTATTTGGTTTTTGTAGTTCTTCCGAACTTACTACTGGATTTTCTTCATTCATTGTGTTACTCTCCAAACATTGTGCCAAAGAAACCAGCATCTCCTGGTTTACGATTTTCAAGTTTATCTAAGAGTGCATCGGTGCTTTGTAGTGACTCAATACGATGAATAAGATCTGAAATGACACTACAAACCATCGGTCGTTCTTGGCGGGCAGCATACGCTAATGCATTACGCAGAGATGCTTCTGCTTCCTTCAAACTGTCTTCAACAGATTTAGATAGTGCCATCAATGTGCTCCAAAAAATAAAATTTGAATAAGTTTTGTTAATTCTATAATGGCAAAAAATGTACGAATTGTCATCATATCCCACATCTTCACTCTATAAAAGTATGGAAAAGAAACAAGATTTCCAAATAAACGACAATAGATTCCAATTTGAACGCTATTAAATAAAATTACTGCATATCCAATAATAAAAAATATATTACCAATAATTCTCAACCAACTAAGAACTGGATATTTTGGATGAATTAATTTATCACTATTCATTAAACTTCGTAATCTTTATTCCAGTCATTTTCATCAACTGGAGTTTCTTTTACTCTATTAACTTTTTCTAAGAAAAAAGACCCATCACCCCGATCAATCCAATAAACTTGATCACCTTCTTTTAAATCTTCTGCTTCAAGCAAATCATTAGGGAAGGTAACAAAGTATTCGCCACTTGGGCCATCAGCTTCAACAGGAAGAACCCATTTATTTTCTTTACCTTTTTTTGCTGAAGTTGTAGCATCACACATTGCATTCAGTTCTTCTTCTGTGTACTGCTGATGTTTTTCCCAGAAATCATTCCAGGCACCTTTATATTCAGATGAGGAATCATTTTCATCGCAGATTTTTTTTACTGGTTGATTACGATCATAATCATAATAATGTTCCGAATGATCTTTTTGTTCATTTGGAAAATTACTATTGCGATCTTTTCTTAAAAGACTATCTTTACCAACAATATCATCATATGCCCCAATATGTCCCTTACCATTACCATTCAACAGTGCAAGAAGTTCGTTTGCTTTTTGTGTCTGTGCTTTATAGGTATAATAGTTGTCCTGAACAACACCTTTAATCACATCATAGATTTCTTGTGGCGTTGCTTCTGTACTCATCGCATCATATAGAAAGTTCTCAACTTGTCCAAGTGAGTATTTTTTGTAGTCAGTCATGACATTGAAGTTCCTCTTTGATTGCTTGAATCTATCATAGCACAGATTTCATAACCTGTCCAGTCCATCCTTTGTAAGGTTTTTTAACTTTTCCAGTTATTCTATCCATCATTCTGCTGTAATGTAGATTATTATCCTTACAAAACTGTGTAAAATTATTAACTACAACCTCTTTACCAGAAATATGTTTTAGTAAATATGTATCTTTACATAAAGCATTGGCAATTTTCTTCCTAGTCTCTTTACTTGTTAGATGCCCTATTCTACTTTTGGACATTTTTTTTACAAGTTTCTTTAGTGTGTTTTTTACCCATATTTGTCTCTCTAATTTTTTCTCTTGTTTCTTTAGAGTGACTATATCCAGGACGATATGAAGGAATACCTTTTCTACCTATACTTATCCTTTCTTTTACATCTTCTGTTAGTTTTATGCCCTTGTTGTGAGGAGGAAAAACACAAATAAACTCACTAGGATCGGGCACGCCAGGATCAAAGGTTTTGAGACCTTCTAAAAATTCTTTCATCTGCTTTTTGTTTGTGGTAATACTATTTATATGAGAAAAGGAGCATTTCTGCTCCAATCTCTTGCTTCTGAATAACCACAAACAAAAGCATTATTATTTATCTTCAAGATTGTCTTTGATTGCTTGCTCTACAATCACTTGTATCTCTTTACTAGTGAGATTATTCAACCAAGACCATTTTGGGTCTTGCCTGTCCCATTCCATCGAAAATGTGCCATCAGCATTTTCAACAATCTTAAATGAATCTTCCATCAGAACCAAGAACCTTTAAGTGATTTGTGTGATTCCTTCATTGCCTTATAGAGTTTTCTAATCTCTTGATAGGCATCTTCAGCAGTCATCTTACCACCGATTGCCATATTCGTCAAGTAGGAGACGTGATGAGAAAAGTTATTCAGATTGTTAATCGTGGCAATGTCCAGAAAACTCATATCAGCATCTGGGTTCATTGGAGGAGTTGGATATAAAAACTCTTCCTTTGCTTGTTGTGCTTTTGATGTTGTCATTTGTCACCAAGAGTAAATTGATTTGTAGTATAGGGTTCTGCCACCAAAATGTCAATACGAGCATCAACTGCATCTATTTGATTAGAGAGTTCATATAAGCAATTACTTGTTTCAATGTTTTCTTCTTCAAGTCTTTTAATATCTGCAAGTGCTCCTGAATACTTCTCTTCAAGTTTTTTGACTGCAGTTTCCAAATCAGACAACCTTTTTTGAAGAAGATCTATAGAGACTTCTTCTAATCTGCCCCATTTCTTTTGAAACCAGTTTGGATATTTTGGATGTTTCATAATACACCTACAGATTTTAAATAGCGACGATATGCCATAAACCTACCTACACTTGGTTGACCAGGAACATTTAATTGGTGGCAGATTTCGCAGTATTGAATAAATTCCATCCAGGGAGTAGTAGAATCTAATTCGTGATATGGATAATCAGATTTTTCCACCCACTTTCCCATCATAAGTTGGTGACAAGTCCATTGCCTTTTTTATTGGTAGAATACCAGAGTCCAATCGTTTTTGTTCAACACAAAAAACATCATTAATTAGGTGTTTCATACTTATCGCTCAATTTAATGTCTTTCTTTTTTAAATTGTATCGGTCAATGTGTTTTTGGCGATGATCTTCACTTTGAAAGTAACATTTACGAGTTTCGTTTCCATCTTTATGAACTAGTTTATAAGGAAATTGATCAAACGGAAACTCTTCTTCTCTATCGTAAAAAGTCACTTGTTCGGTTTTTTTTGGTCTTCCCATAATGTGTTGTTTGGTATTTGTAGTATACTTGACATTAAACAATTTGTCAAGTTACTTGAACCCCTTTGCCTCTTGTTTTCTATCTAGAACTTCAATGTGACTCAAAAAGTTCCCACTACGGTTCCACCATAATAGTTGAGCTTCTTCATAGTTGTCAAATACTTGATAAGTGCCGTCACTATAAACTACCTTATAATCGTGACGAAGATAAGGTTCATTTGATGTTTGCTCAAAGACTGTCATTTGTTGATTGTCGTGAGAAGAACCCATAACCAAACCTCTAATACTATAAGAATAATGATTTCAACAAAAACTGGTGGGAGTGTCATTTGGGGCAGTGTAGAAAGTATTTGTATTCTGCTGCCTGATGTGGTGCATATCTTACCACATCACATCCTTTATACTTATCAACTACCTCAAATGATGGTTCCAATGGTTTATCACCTGAAGCAAAATAAGCAAGTGTAATCAGAACAGCAATAAGGATAGCAGCGGTAGCAGCAAATACACCAGCACCACGCATAAACTCTTTGAGAGCATACTTATTTTCAGGAGTCATTTTCATCATTCTTTTACCTCAATTGTGGGGACATCAATCCATTTACCATTTTCAAGAGATTGAAGTTTATATGACATACGAATATAAGTAATCTCCTTGTCTCTAAAAAATGGAATAACTCTCAACCAGTGTAGAAACTTAGGCATATCTTCGCAAGTTTCAACTCCTTTGATTTTTGTTTCAGTTTTTAGGTATCGTAATTTCATAGTTACCACCCAGTAAAACCAAAAATATATCCTAGTCCCCATTCTAATGTATGAGGTGGCAATTCGTCAATATGATTAAAAGCAGTTTGTCGTG